TATTTAAAAACATACTCATCACTTAAAGAGGCTTATGTGGAGGCGTGGGAAAAAGCAAGCAAAGAAGACAAAGAATTAACGTTTAAATTGCCAAATTATGATGAGGACGTTTTCAAAGAAGTTTTTGGATTTACGCCAAAAGTTGAAAAAAAAGTTAAGGTTGTATGTGACGGTAAAGAAGTTTGGATTAGTTGTGAGTCAGCGAAAGAATTGGGGTTAGTTAAATGAAATACAAAATATTATTAATTTTATTATGCATTAACCTAACAGGATGCGGAGTTATTGGAATTGTCAAGTGCGGAAGTGCGCCAAAAGAGTCATGTAATCGCCCGACAATAGCTGGGTTTGAGTTATGATGATAGAAAAACACGTTACAAATGTAGAAGATTCAAAGAGGCTTGAGAAATACAAGGAGTATTTGTCAGAGCCGTTGTTTTGGTGGATTCCAGTTGAAGGTGGGTATAAAATTGTTAGTTATTATTTCAACGAAGATTGCGTTCCATGCTACCTCGCAAGCCAGTTAATCGAGGCGTTTCCGTATGAATTTGGCGGAACATTTTGGGAAGTTTGGAGAGGTGTAACATTCAATGTTCAGGGAATGGTCAATGGAAATCAAGAGTGGATTGTGTTTGAATCAGATAATCTATTAACAGTCCTAACTGACGCAATTGTTTATTGTGGTGAGAATAATCTTTTTTAGGTATGATTGCTATTTAGTATCTGGCAAGCCTAGACGGGCACAAAAATGAGAATATATGAAAAAATTCTACACAGTATGGCGAGAAAATGGTGGACAACCTACAAAAAGACACGAAACAAAAGAAGACGCAATATAAATGGAAAATATAAAGGAGAATAACATGCCTAAATGGTCAATATTAATCGAGACTGATTGCGAAAATATGGAAGAATTTGATCAGAAATTTTACTGCTCAAGTTCTGAAGGAAATTTAATTAAAGTACCGACTAACTATATCATGGGAATCATGAGAGTTGATGGAGAGGATGGAGGCGATGAATAAAATAACGTTAATCATTCTAATAACAATGTTACTAATCACATCATGCGTCCAAGCGAATGAAATCACTGTGCATGGTACAAATACAAAATACCGTGATCTAATTGGGCAATACGACACAATCAATGAGGCACAGGTTGTGTTTGATACGCTAGGACAGCCGAAAACATGCGCTATTTTTACTGATAGATTTTATGATAGTAGTGATGTCAAATATTCTTTGAGATGCGTTGATAAGCCATTTGTGCGTAAACATAACGGGCTTGCTGGTTCGGTATTAGTGCAGGATTGGCGTTAATGGAAGAAACAAAGACTTGTTTAAAATGTCAATTTTTTGAACAATGTTATTATTTTTCTTCTTTTGAAGATTTGGTAAATAATTCATTTGAAAGAATTTATAAAGAAAATTGGGCTATACTAAGTAAAGATTGTTTATTAAATGATTATAAACATTTTATGTTAAAACAAAAAAAGGAGGAAAGATGAAGAAAACAGTTGTGTTAGCATTATTAATGGGGTTGATTATTTCAGTTAATCCAGCAAATGCTAATGAAGAAAAAAAATTAAAAAAATTGGAGGAAATAACAGTTGAAGATGTTTGTAAAATTCCATGTGGAATTATCAAACTAACAGTTGGCATTATCAAATTTCCATTTCAATTATTGGAAAAAGTGGCAAAATAAGTTAAACATTCTTGGCGGTGGATTTTTAATATGAAGCCGTCAAGATTTTACATTGATTCCAAAAGGAGAAGATAATGAAGTGGCTTAATGAGAAAAGAAAGATTAAAGACTTAATTCCTGCCAGTTATAATCCAAGAAAATTATCCGATAAGCAAAAGAAACATTTAACCGAATCAATAGAAAAATTTGATGTTTGTGATCCTATTGTGATTAATAAGAATAATACGGTTATCGGTGGACACCAGAGGTTAAAGGTATTATCGGAAAAAGGAATCAATGAAGTTGATGTTCGTGTTCCAGAAAAAGAATTAACGGTTGAAGAAGAAAAAGAACTTAATTTAAGATTAAATAAAAATACAGGGGAATTTGATTTTGATGTATTAGCATTAGAATTTGACAAAGATATGCTTCTAGAAGTAGGGTTTGAGGATATTGATAAATTGTTCAATAAGCCTACGTCAGAATTAGATAATTTAGAAATAAATAAAATATTTGAAGTTGTTATTAAATGCGACAGTGAAAAACATCAAGAATCAATTTTTAATCGCTTGGAAAAGGAAGGGTTAAAATGTCGAATTTTAACATTATAAAAGAATCAGATTTAGGAAACTCTTTTCGAGTTAAAAGTGTAATGAATAGATTCGATTTAATAAAAGATCACTCAAAAGAAACATTTAAAGGGGAAATAAAATTAGATTGTGATTGGCAAATAGGATTAATTTATGGACACTCAGGAACAGGAAAAACAACAATAGCTAAACATTAATTTGTGGCTTATTACGAGAATAATCCAGTTGGGTTTACAAGTTATTTGCATTTTCCTCATGATAAGATTAAAAATATGAAACGTGAGCATAGGATGGTGGTTTTACCAGATTATCAAGGTGTTGGTATAGGAAACGCTTTATCTGAATTTATAGCGAGAAAAGTTGTTGAACAAGGATTAAGATTTGGTTCGGTTACGAATAATCCTGCGATGATTAATTATAGAAATAAAAGTAAAAATTGGAAATTAAAAAGCTTTGGAAGAAAAAAACCAGGTTATAGTAAAATTACAAATAAAACTAATTCTTCTTTCAAAAGATTAACAACTTCTTGGGAGTATGTAATATGAAACTTCATTTAATTTTAAAAAGAAAATGGTTTAATTTAATCGACGAAGGAAAAAAGAAGATTGAATACAGAGAAAAGAAAGACTTTTGGGATAAAAGATTAAATAAGAATTTTACTGAGGTAATCTTTCATTTAGGATATACAAATAAAATAATGAGATTCAATATAAATAAAATATTTTTAAATGATAATCCTGATTTAGATATTAAGGATATGTTTAAAAAAGATTATTATGAAATTCATCTTGGAAAGCGTATATGAGTGGAAAAAATAGAACAATCAGTCAAAACAGTTATTACTAGGGCATCGTATTAAAGATATTGAGTGAGCGATTAAAACAAAATGCCGAGAATATTCATAAAACATTAAAGAAAGAGTTTTTAAAAGATTTGTCTTTCAAAGAAGATGGGAATATAATCAAAAAAAGCACTTCTAATTTAAGTACTGTTGAGATGGAAGAATATTTGTCAAAGATAAGGGTTTGGGCTTCTAAAAAGCATAGGATTTTTATTCCTGAACCAAATGAAAATAATTTCTATTAAAAAAGAATTAGAAAAGATAAAAAAAATGAATGAACTTCCGATTGAAAAACAGATTAAGAAACAACATCCTAGAAAGAAGATGAATGTAAAAAGCCTGCATAATTTAAAGCCTATTAAAAAAGGTGAGGTTAGAAATCCAAAAGGAAGAACAATAGGTGCAAAATCAATCAGAACAATACTCCAAGAATTACTTTCTGCTAAAGACCCACAGGGTGAGTGGGCAAATCCAATTGCTACAAAACTTCTTCAAAAAGCCTTTAATCAAAATTGTACAAAATCACTCATAGAGATAATCAATAGGATTGAAGGTCGTCCTCCGATGAAAAATATTAATCTCAATGGTGAAAACAATGATCCAGAATTTCTTAAAAAGTTTTTTAATTTAGAAGAATAACAGGAAGGCTTTAAAATGATTGAGTTTTTTTTAAATCATCCATATTTAACAATATGGGTTTCTTTGTTTGTAATGTTTTATCGGGCTCAATATTTAGGATATGTAGTTGATGACAGGGAATGGTATAACTACATGAAGAATTTCAAGGAAACATTTAAGAAAAAACCGACTGTTAGAAATTTTATTAAATACATTTACAATTCTTTATATGGCGCAGGATTTTTTAAGGATGGGCGAACAGAACATTTAGCGACTATATTTCTTCATGGAATAAACTGCTCTTTTATTTATAATATGTCAGGATCACTTTTCGGAAGTCTTTTGTATTTAATCAATCCAATAAATAATCAAACAACATTGTGGCTTAATGGACGCAGGTATGCGGTGTCAATTTTAGCTGTACTATTAGCGTGGAATTTCTGGTGGACGGCTCCATTTATGGCTGGTTTTATTGCGTGGTTACATATATCAGGTATAGCAATGCCATTATTATTCTTATGGACTCCATTTTGGATGTGTGTTCCTTTGGTAAGTGGATTATTCATATTTTTAAACAGAAATCATATATGGAACAAAATAAAAGGAAGAAAAAAGGATTTTATATCTTCGAATGAAAATCATAAAATAACTTGGAAAAAAGGAATCTTATATATTAAGTCAATAGGGTTTAACTTCTTTAACTGCATCTTACCGTTAAAACCGTCAATGTATCATTTATTCTTAGAAGACTTTGGTCATACAGAAGACGCAAATAAAAAAGGTTATTCAATTAACTTTGAATTCTTAAAAGGTTTGATAGCTTTAGGAATACTTTGTTATTTATTCACCACACCATACGCTTTCTGGTCATTTTGGTTCTTAATATTTATCTCTCAATGGTGTAATATTTATCAAGTGACAATGAATTCCGCTGATAGATATTGTTCGTTAGCTAATATTGGATTAATGATTATTTTGGCTGGACATATTCAAATGTTGCCAAATCCATATTCATATATAATCGGCTCATCATTAGCAGTTCTTTACATTATGAAATATATCCCGTTATTCAGAGCTTATATTAATATTGATCATTATTATAAATATCATATTAATTTGACACCTGATGCCGCAAATCCAATATTTTTTTACTCAAAAGAATTTATAGCTAGAAAAGATTTTCATTCAGCTTTTGCTATTGTTAAAGATGGATTAAAATACAAACCACATAATATTAAACTCATTCTTTCTTTTATTGAATGTATGATTTTCATGGGTAAGATAGAACAAGCCTTACGAGGGATAGATTATGCAGAGAAATTTATTCCAATCGGTGAAGAAGAAGACTGTAAGAATTTATTTGAAGCAATTCGCCGCCAACATTGGAAAACTTATATGAAATTACAGGGAAAGACACCTGATGGAAAGAATATTATTCATAACAACGGAAAACCTTTTCGCAAATAAAACAGGAGAATATAATGAAAGAAGAAACAATTAATGAAGTAATTAAAATATTAGAAAGTGATGAAACGATACCTATTGGATTTGGTTTGTATTTGCAAAAAACTACAAAAGATGGGCAACCATATACAACAGGAAATATTAAAGTTTCTAAAAACTTTTTTTAAACTATGAGTTTAAATCCAAAACAAGAACGCTTTCAAAATGCTTTTAGATCAGGAAAATTCACTTATTTATGTGCCGCTGGTACAACAGGATCAGGGAAAAGTGTCATAACTATCGGGATAATACACCTTCTTTGTTGTAGTGTTCCCGGCGTTCGTTTCTTCATAGGTCGCAAATCAGAAAAAAACCTCAAACAAACAACAATCCCATCTTATAACGAAATAAAACGTAAATCTATGTCAATGGATCAGTCTGTTGTTGTTGATATGGTTGCGAAATATCAAAATGGAAGTGAAATTGTATTCATTTGGTGTGACAAAACAAAAGATCCTGATTTAAACAATATCAGAGGGCTTGAGGTTAATGGAGGTTTATTCGAAGAAGCAAATCAGATAGATAAATCATATTTTGAATTAGCAAAGACAAGAATAGGACGCTGGCGACCTGAATTATGCAAATCCTTTATTATGCTTAACCTCAATCCTTCGATGGGATGGGTTAAAGAAGAATTTTATGACAATTGGGTTGATGATAAATTACCAGAAAGATATTATTTTGAACAATTTGATATTCAAGATGCTGAAGAATTGTCTGGTAAAGATTATGTTGAAACTTTACATACATTAGCAAAACCAGAATGGGAAAGATTTGTTAATAATAAATGGAATTATTCTGAAATACCTAATCAATTAATCTCTTATGAGTGGTATAAAAACTGCAAAAGAGAAAGTGATCCAATTATATCACCTACAGAATACGCTTCTGGATCAACTGATCCTGCTTGGGAAGGTGATGATGATACTGTTATAGCGAGAATGCACGGTAATCATATAGGGTGGTGGCAATCTTATCCTAAACAAGACCCAGATGATACTGGTGATTTATCGGTTCAAATCGCAAAAACATATAATATACCTGCTAAACAATGGATTGTTGATCCTGTAGGGTTGGGTTCGGCAACTGTTTTGAGAATGAGGAAACAATATAATTATTATCCAGACTTATTTTATGCTGGCGAAGAATCAACTGATATGCACGGAACAATGCCTTGTTTTAACAAACGTTCAGAGGCTTTATGGTTATTTAGAGAGGCTTTACGAGAAGAAGAAATAACTTTTACACACACACCAGAATTTCAGAAAGAATGTCTTGCACCTACTTATGATATTGATGAGAAGAAAATACGGGTTATATCAAAGAAACTTATCAAAAAAATAATCCATAAATCACCGGGAATGCTGGACAATGCAATGATGTTAATTCATAAATACAAAACGGAAAACAATGATCTTATGAAAGAATTAACAGAACGACAAATAGCAATAACTAAACCATCATTTATGACAAGAGCCGCTACAGATAGGTTAAGAGCAAAGAGAGCATCGAGGATAAATGAATAATTATTTAAAAACATATTGCAAAAATATTCTTTTTTTATAATACTAAATAAAGTAAATAAATTTTTACAAAGATTGAGAAAAAAATGGCAATTCAAAGAAGTCGAATTGGTGACGTTGGTCAAAACGAATATGCTTTGAACACGAATAGAAGTGTCGAATATTTAGAAGAATTACAAGGACGACAAGGCTCAATAAATTATAGACGAATGTCAAAAGGTGATCCTATTATCGGGATGATATTAAGATCACATAAAAATCCTATCCGATCAGCGTCGTGGAATATTCCTTATCCATCAGATGCAACAGATCAAGAAAAATTTGCAATTGATTTAATAAAAGACTGTTTGTTCGGTGAATCAGGAACAAACTTTGATTGTTTTCTTGGCAAGATTTTATCTTGTCTTGAGTATGGATTTTCTGTTTTTGAACAGTATTACAAAGCTGAAAAAAAAGATGGAAATATCTATTTAATGCCTGTAATAGAACAAAGAATGCAAACTTCAATTGAAGATATTTTTCCAGATAAGGAAATAATCCGTCAAATAACAATCACTAAAGGTGTTGTTAATATTTCATTCCAGAATTTAATTTTCTTTACGCTTAATCAATCAGGTGAAGATATGCGTGGAGAATCTATCCTGAGAAATGCATACAAAACATATAAAGATAAAAAATCTTATCAAGAATGGCTTGGAATTGGTATTCAAAGAAGTGTTTCTGGTATTCCTTCAATGAAGATACCAAAAGGTGTTAGTGTCGATAGTCCAGAATACACCGCTGTTGAATTATTGTTAAAAACAATATGTGAACATGAAAACGCTTATATGATAACCCAAGAAGGATATGATTTTACTGTTCATGAATCAAAATTTAATGCTGATCCTGTTCAGAAAGCAATCGATTCTTGTGATTCAGCTATGGCATTATCGGTATTAGCACAATTCATGTTATTAGGTCAACAGGGAAATACAGGAGCATTTGCATTATCTCGTGATCAAAGTGATTTTTTTCTAGAGGGATTACAATATATTGTTAATGTCATCGCAGGTGTTTTAAATGACAAAATAATTAGACCATTCATTAAAATAAACTTTGGTGAAACAATTGATCCTTCTCGTGTTGTTTTAGACGGAACAAATTTAAATAAAAAAGCCGGTATTGAATTAGCTGATGTTTTAACAAAATTATCAAGTGCAGGGTTTATTAAATCAACAGTCAATGATGAAATTCAATTGAGATCAGGATTAGAGCTTCCTGAATTAACAGAGGAAGAAATTAAAGAAAGAAATATAAAGATTAATGAACCTAGTGAAAAAACTAATATTTTCAATCCAGTAAAATTTTCTGAAAAAACAAAGAATGAAAGAGCACAATATATTGATAATTCCGAAAAGGAAATGTCAGATTTTATGAAAGCATCTTTATTAACCATCAAAGATAAAATGATGGCAGATATTGAAAGAGTCTTAAAACAAGGAACAATTGAAATAAGAGGATTAAAAACAATTGAAGTTTCCTCAGCAAAATATCTAAAAGGTTTAAACATGAAACTTGCAGGAATAGCGCAAGAATCATATATGAGAGCAAGAAAGTCTGCTAAGACAAATAAAATAAAATTTGCGGATATTAATCCAAAAGAAATCGTCGATAAAACACTTCAAGCGTTTGTATTGAATCAAGCACAAAGTATAAGTGACAAACAAACATCTGCAATGCTTAACAGAGCAATTTTAACATCTTCAAATAGCGTTTTAAAAGGAATGAGCATTTCCCAAGCTATTTCAAACACAAGCAAAGCAGTTGATGATTATATTGATGGTTCTGCTGTCATGGTTGATGGGAGCTTAATCGTTGTAGGAACGGCAAATTTTGGAGAAATGCGTTTTTATAAAGAAATTGAAGAACAAATCTGGGGATATGAATTTGTTGCCATAGATGATGATAAAACAACTGAAATATGTAGTTGGTATAATGGTAAAAGATTCTCTGTCAATAGTACAGAACTCACAGAAGCCGTTCCACCAAAACACCCAAATTGTCGATCATATTTAAATCCTATTTATAAATCAGAACAAAAACCAGAAATTGATGATGTAATACCTCCACCTTCAATTAGAAAACAGAGTTGGAATTTATAATGGCAATAATTAGATGTAAACATTGTGAGTCATTATTTAAAGTTAGAAAGCCAAGAGTTTGGAAAAAAAATGGAGAAATCAGAGAAGTTAAATTTTGTTCAAGAGAATGCTCATCATTAAATCATAAAGGTAGCAAATTAGAAAAAAGAGCAAAAGAAATTACTTATAAGTGTCCTAATTGTTTGAATAATTTTTCAATGAATGAATCACAATTTAGGTTTCAAAAAATAAAATGTTGTAGCATAAAATGCGCCGCTGAATATAAAAAGAATAGATTTGCGGTAAAAAGAGGGAATTGTGAAAGTTGTGGAAAGAAATTAGAATCTGAGCAAAGAAGATTTTGTTCAATGATGTGTATGAGAAAAAGAAAAATTGTTGTTTGTGAAAAATGTGAAATAAAATTTGAATCAAGAATATCTGATGATGATAGAAGATTTTGTTCAAACGCTTGTTACAAGTCATCAAACAATGAAACAGGAATTGAACGTAAAATAAGAAAATATTTAGAAAAACAAGGAGTATTTTTTAAAACGCAAGTTGCTTTTGAACGTTATGTTGTTGACTTTTTATTACCTGATCATGGATTAGTTATAGAGGCAGATGGTGAATATTGGCATTCAAAGGAATCTGTTAAGAAGCGTGATAGGATAAGGGATAAAAAATTAATTGCATTAGGATTTGATGTTGTAAGATTAAAAGAAAAAGATATTAATTCTGGTGAATTTATAAAAAATATTACTGAGATATTATCAGTACAAACAGGAAAGACAATATTTTAATGGTAAAAAATGATTTGAATGAACAGGAACGTTCAGAGCATTGGTCAGGTTTAAGGAATAAAATTGTAAGATATTATTTTTACACTCAAAGAGGTTTGGCTCTTTTAAATGAATTTAGATATTTAATTATGGCTATTTTAGCTGTATATGCATTGCTGGGAATGAAGAATCCATTTGTTATGTTATTAATGTTTGTTATTGCTGTACCAATTTTAATTGTTTTAGGTTGGATTTTTACTTTTAAAATGGCTAAAACAATGGAATTTCTAAATATTAAATTCTCAACTCATTACAGTAAGTTGAATATGGATTATCAAGAAAGACAAACTAAAGCTCTTGAATCTTTAAATGAAAAAATAAAATGAATAGAGATCATCGTTGTAAGAATTGTAGAAAGTTATTGTTTAAATATAAAAATAATGCAAGAATTAATATTGAAATTAAATGTCCTCGTTGTGGAATAATAAATGAAGTTAAATTTGAAGGAAACGAAGACGATTTAAAAGCTTAAAATATAAAGAGGGACATTGAACCCCGTTAGGAATCCATTAAATTGGGTTTTAAACGGGGTTTTTTTATTTAACGGAGGAAATATGGATAGACAAATTTTTCTTTTTTCTATGATTGATACATATTCAGCGGAATTAATTATTCGTAAACTTTTGGAATTTGATCGACAGTCAGAAGAAGAAATAACAATGTTTATTAATTCACCTGGTGGTTCTGTTATCCAAATGTTGGCAATAATTGATGCTATGAATATAGTAAAATCACCCATCAGAACAGTTGTCGTCGGCATTGCCGCTTCTGCCGCTTCTGTTATCGCTATGTGTGGGGATAAAAGATTTATTTCTAAGACAGGTCAATTCATGCTTCATCAAGCAAGTGGAGTTTCTTGTGGTGAAGTATCTGATATGAAAGATAAAGTAGCACAAGCCGAAAAACTTCAAAACATGATGTTTGAAATCATTGCTAATAAATCAGGAAAAACAAAACAGTTTATTGAAGAATTAATAGACAGAAAAGATAAGTATTTTGATGCAAGAGAATCTGTTTCAATGGGATTTATTGATTCAATCATTCAAGATGGGGAAGCTCAAGTTTTAAAATTTTCAGAAGGAATTAATGTTGAAGGTTATGAAATAAAATCTTCAAAGAATCCAGAGATTCAATTATTACGTGAAGGTAAATATTCTCATCCAATTTATGGTGAGATGATAATTTCAAGCAAACATCTTGAATTACTTAAAAATAATTTTGACTCAAATGTGCGTGGTTTTGATTTATCAATAGATTACACACATGAGAATGAAACAGGTGAATCACCTGCTGCTTTTTGGATAAAGTCGCTTGAGATAAAAGACAATGCGGATGGTAATGGAAAGGGATTGTTTGCAAGAGGTGAATTTACTCCAAAGGGCGAAAAACTCGTTTCCGAGAAGGAGTATAAATACTCAAGTGCAGACTTTGTTATTGATTATGTCGACCAAAGTGGGAAGCATCACCCCTACGTCTTACGAGGTGGAACATTAACCAATAGACCTTTTATTAAAAACATGAATCCGATTAAATTGTCCGAAGAAACAAAATCAATTAAAAAGGAGAAAATAGTAATGACATTAGAACAATTACAATCTGCTTTAAAAGAGCAGGGCGTTGATGTTTTGGCGATTACCACTGAACGAGATTCTTTGAAATCACGAATTAGTGAATTAGAGTCTAAAATTTCAGAATTAAACGCTTTGCCAGTAGAAAAAGAAGAAGAAATTAAAGCATTAAAAGATCAATTGCAATCAGCAAATCAAAAAATTGTTGATAGTGAAAAATTGACAGCTTTCAATGATTTAGTTTCTCAAGGAAAAGTTGTTCCTGCTCAAAAAGAACAAATCATGGAAGCATTTAACAGTGCTGAATCGATTAAATCTTTTTATGCAAAAGCACCGTCTGTTGTCAATATGAAAAAAATTGGTGATGGACATGAAGATTCAGAAGAATTTTCTAAAGAAGAACAAGCTTTGATTGATTGTGGTGAATATACCAAAGAACAAATCATTGAAGGTCGTTCTCCTGCGAAGAAAAAATAAACAATAAATTATAAGGGAGGCTAATGAAATGGCTTTATCTGCAAATAAATTAATCGAAAAAAAAGCACAACCTGTGATTACAAAATTAAAAGTCGTTGATGGTGCTATTCATATTTATAAAGGTGCTCATTTAGCATATGAGGCTGGAAATATTGGATATGTTGAATTAGCTACAGATACAAAAACAGGATCTAATTATCCTGAATATGCTGGAATCGCTCTTGATGAGTTAAATGTTTCTGCTGCTGATAATGATGCGGACGGAACATATGAAATTGAAGTTTTAACTCGTGGTTGTGGTCAATGGGTGTTAGCTGATATTACAAGCAACATTACAATCGCAAATGAAGGTGATCCTGTTTATATGGATACAGATGATAAAGTAGATTTATCTTCTGGTGTAGTACATAGTGTAACAAATGGGCTTGTTGGTATTATCCGACAATTCGTTAGTACAAACAAAGCATGGGTTCAATTAACACAACATCCAGTATTATAAAAATTAAGCCGTAAGGCATAAACGGAGGATAAAAAAATGACAGTTAAAGATTTATTGGCATTGTTCAACATTGCGGCAAAGACAGATTTTAATCGGTCTTACCAAAGCGTTGAGCCACAAATCAAAGGTTTAATGTATGAATACCCATCTGGACCAGTAGAAACAATGAATTTTCCGTTCTTTGGTTTCCTAAAAGGAATGGAAGAATTTACTGGAACACGAACTCACCAAAGTTTTCCAGAAGGCTATAAATTCACCATTACAAATAAAGAATGGGACATGGGTCTTCAGATTCGTGTTGCTGATATGGAGCGTGCGGCTAACGTTGGGAATATTTCTGGTTTGCAGATTTACAAACAACGAATTGCTGAAATGCCTCAAATTGCGGCAGATCATCCATTTGAGTTAGCGTTAGATATGTTAGAAGCTGGTGATGCATCTACATATGGAACGACTTTTGATGCTCAAAACATGTTCGATACAACTCATGATTACGGAACTGCGGCAGGTACTCAAAGCAATATTATTACATCTGGTTCAGGAACTAGTGTTGCTAACTTGATTACCGATTTAACAGCGGCAATTACTCGTATGAATGGTTTTTATTATATTCAGGCAGAAAATGGAAATACTACAAACAGCAAACGACGCAAATTGAATAAGAAAATGAAATTGCTTGTTGTTTGTCCTGATGAATTGTATGGTTCGTTTGAACAAGTGCGAACTCAACGTATTCTAGCTTCAGGCGAAGAAAACCCAATGATGGGGCGTTTTGAACTTGTTTCACGTCCTATGACAGATGCTAACGATTGGTATTTAATCAACATTGATATGTCTGATAATTTAGGGGCATTCTTGTTACAAATGGAAAAACCTGCCGAATTGGAAATGCCAACAATGCAGGATGAAAGTTACAAAAATAACAAACGTTTCCAATATGGGGCTTATGCACGTTATAACGTTGCGTATGGAGCATGGTGGAAAGCTGTTATGATTCAAAATTCATAGTTACTAATTAATGGAGGTGGGTTATTCCCACCTCCTTTTTAAACAGGAGAAAGATATGTTACTTAAATTAAACCAACCTTTAAAATTTATTCTCAAACCAAACTTAACTGAATTTGAAGTTGTTTCTCAAAATGGAGTTTTTATTATTAAAACGAAAGATTTTAAACAAATTTTAAAAACAGCAGAATATCAAGAAATTAAATCTTTATATGATTCATTACAACAAAAAACTGTTTCAAATTTAAAAGAAGATTCAGAAGAAACTGAAGAAGAAGAAACTGAAGAAGAAGATTCAGAAGAAACTCCAAAAAGACGTGGAAGACGTCCTAAATTATAAAAAAGGGGAATTATGTCTTATTGTACCGTTCAAGATTTAGAAACATATTTTCTTGGGAAGTCTTTCAAGTGTGGCGATTATCTCAATAACGGTGTCGCTAAAGGATTTATTTTAGAAGAAGCCGCCGTCATTAATAGCATACTAAAAACACGTTACACCATTCCTATTACAGATACTGATGATTTATTTCTTCTTAAAATGATTAATGAGAAATTAGTTGTTGGAACTATCGATGATATTTTCAGAGAAAAAACAGAAGATGGCACATTTGAACGTGGTAGAAATACAAGAAAAGAGGCTATGGACTTATTAAAACAAATAAAAGATGGTGAAATCCTTCTTAATAGTACCAGCAGATCATCTGTCATAAAGTTTAATACAGTCACTTCTGACGGTGTAAATGTAGAGAAAAAATTCAAAGATTCAAACATAACAAAGTATTGATTATGAGTTTTAGTATAAAAATAACACCTGAATCTCAACGTAAAATTGATTCTCTCGCCAAAATGGGAAAGATTGATTTAAGGGCTATTTTTAATGTAATAGGAATTGGTTATCGTAAAGAAGTATCTTTAATTTTTGACAAAAAACAAGCAAGAGGTGTTGGGTTAAGATGGGCTCCTCTATCTCCAAAATATGCTGAAAGAAAGGCAATAGAATATCCCGGTGCTCCTTTATTAGTTAGAACAGGAAGATTAAAAGACTCAATAACAAAAAAAGGTGCATTAGGTGGAATTAATATCATTAATAAAACACAAGCTGTATTTGGTACAACGGTACCATATGGTATTTATCACGATAAAGGTGGGAAAAAGATACCTAAAAGAAATTTCAGTGATGTTAGCGAAAGAAGAAAGCAAATATGGATAGATCAAATTGAGAACGATATAATTCGTTCTTTTAATTTATCTGGCATCAGCGTCGAGAAAGGTTTTATCAGTGGCTAAAATTTACGATGAAGAAGATTTATTAATATCAGTAAAAGATTATGTCAAATCAAATTTGAACACTGAAATAGCTTTGATTAATACAGAAAAAGACGACGATTATTCAATTGATACCATTACGGCTGATGATACTAGATACGTTATAGCAGGGGAATTGTTAGATTTACCAAATCATGCTTTCGTAAATTTTTCTTTTGAAGGTGATATAGAAACAGTAAATAATTACGATGATATAAAGTCAAATGTGAATATGTTAATTGAAGTTGCTTTTGATGATCCAAAAAAAGCAGGAACATATTATAAATCACTTCGATATATGAGATCGGTTTATCAAACAATATTAAAATATGAAGCGTCGGTACTAGAAATCGGCGGTTTAACAATAACTAAAGTGATTCCGATGGTTATTACGACAAGAGGTAGAAATCTTGTTGTATCAGGGGTGGGAATATCGGTTTCATTAGGTTAAAAACAGGGAGGAAACATGGTAAGAAGAAATGATATTCCAAAAGAGGATTTGGATTTAATTAACAAATCTTTTGAGTCTGAAAAATCGGATGTGATTGATGTAAATGTTCACGGACGTATTGTTAAGGCTGAAAAAAAAGTTGTTAATGAAACTAAAATCCGATTGGAAAATTATTCAGGTCGTATTTTACGTCATCAAAAAGCTATCTGTATTAATGGTAGGGGTACTATTGTTATTGGAGTTAAAGGTGATGAATATGACAAAATTTCAGATGAAAATAAAAAACTTGTGAAATGGTTTGAAAGTGATTTTGAACCTATTACATAAACGGAGGTAAAAAAATGTCGATTGAAAAAGTAAGAGATTTTTTTGGGGTTAAGTATTTAATTCCTTACAATCTCACGACAAAAAAACCACTTTGTGTTTTGCGAGCCATTGGTGAGATTACTTATGAAAATGCCATTGATGCTGTTCGTTTACTCGGTGGTCATACAGAAGCACCATATGATGTTGAATATGGTCAACCTGAACCTGCAATGACAGGTACTGTTAGAGAATATCCTCCTGAATTGTTTCAAATTCTTGAGACAACAACGGTAACGGAAAATTCAGCAGAGGCATCTGGTGCAATTGCTACAAGCCCAACAAATGCTCAAGGTACAAGCGTTTTTAATGCAACAAACGGTATTCAGGCAGTAGAAATTACAACGGCAGCCGATCTTGTATTTGGCGAATATGTTTTTGTTGCTACTGGTACTCAAACATTGGATTTGCATATTAATGGTTTATCTGATTCATTTTTGGATATTGATGCAACAGTTGTCGAGGGCATATCTACAACAACAGCAGGAAGCGTTGCAGTTGCTGGTGTTGGTGTGACTTTAACAGTTGTTGGAACGCCAAATTACACTACTGGTGATACTTTCAGTTGTGATGTTCGTCCTATTAATACAGGTTCGACAGAAATTCTTGTGGGTGCTGGTACAGCTCCTTCAAATTTTGGCGTTCGTTGTATTTTCCCACGAAAGTCAGATGGTGTTTTACATTACATTGATATTTTCAATGTTGCTGGTCGTGGGATGCCCTGGAATGGTGTATCAAGAGAATTTTCAGAATTTGAAATTAACTGGTCACCTCTTGCACGTTCTTCTGATGGAGCAGTTTATCAAGTTGTACGAGTTCTTGGTTCTTAAAACAGGAAAACCAATTAACGATGAGGAAAAAAGCGTCTGTTTTTCCTGTCAGACGCTCCTCATCACCAAAACAGGAGAAAGAAATGGAAACTAAAAAAGCCATTATTAATATTTTAGATAAACAATACGAATTAAAATTTACTATTGGCTTTTGGAAAAAAATTAAAGAAGTTTGTGAAGTTACTTCAGCTAATATGCAACAAAAACTTGAAGAAGATTTTGGAAATGTATGTTCACAAATTATTTATTATGGTTGTTATTACGCAAATAAAGAAAATTGTCCGACTCTTGAAGATATTGAGAATAATTTAGATCGTTCTGTGTGTGACGCAATTGAGCAGGCTTTAATTAATGGAATGACAAAAGCAGAAAGACAATTGGTAGAAATCGCTCAAAAGCGTAGAGATAAACAAGTTCAAGAATTAATAGACGAAGATAATGTGAAAGAAGATCCATCTGAAAAAAAGTAACAATCGAGGAATACTTATTTGATATATATGCCACACTTAAATTTTATGGTCATTTCTCGATTGAAGAATTAAATTTTATAACGTGGCTTGAAGCAGAAGAATTTTATGCATTTTATAATAAAAATGAGGCAGAAAAGATTGATCAGATATTTAAAATATTTTCAATAAGGAACTTGGAAACAACACGACTAGCAATGCATGGAAAAGATGTGTCAATTAATAAATATGCAAGAAATATTGTTAAATCAAATGTTATTGACAAAGAAAACAATCTTGAAGATAGATTCAAAGGGGTAGACTTTGGCAAATAAGATTGAATTTAAAATATTAGGTGATGTAAAAGATTTGGAAAAAAATCTTTCTTCTGCTTCTGGAAAATTGAAAAGTTTCGGTAAGGGCATGACTACATTTGTAACCTTACCAGTTTTAGCGGCAGGAGCTTCATTTATTAAACTTGCATCCGATGCAGAAGAAACAGAAAATAAGTTTAAAGTTGTTTTTAATTCAATAGAAAAAGAAGCAAAAAGTTGGGCTCAATCTTTTTCTCAATCTGTAGGTAGATCAACCGAAGATATTCAGCGTTTCTCTTCTGGTTTAGGAGATGTATTAAAGCCATTGGGTTTTACGACAGAAGAGGCTTTTAAATTATCTTCTAGCATGACTCAACTTGCTTTAGATGTCGCAAGTTTTAATAATCGTCAAGATGCTGATGTTATTAGAGCTTTTACTTCCGCATTAACTGGTGAAAGAGAAAGTTTAAAAACTTTAGGTATTGTGATAAATGAAGCAGATGTTAAACAAGAAGCATATAGGTCTGGGATTGCTCGTGTTGGTGAAGAATTAACAAAAACACAAAAAGCACAAGCTACTGTTAATTTATTATATGCAAATACTAAAGATGCTCAAGGTGATTTATTAAGAACACAAGACAGTTTTGCTAATCAACTAAAAAGATTACAATCATCATTTAAAAATTTAGGTGTTAGTTTAGGTCAAATATTATTACCAGCGGCAACTGAATTTTTAGTGAAAACTACTTCATTGATTAATAAATTCAATGCTTTAGATGTTTCAACTCAAAAAATAATTTTAGGCATTGCTGGATTTGCCGCAATTATCGGACCGACATTAGTTGTATTATCCGTTTTAATTGGGTCTGTTGGTACCCTCTCGGCAACTGCTCTTGCATTAGGAACAAATCTTGGTCTTATTACATCAATCTTGACTTCATTACCTGCAATAGGTGCAGCGGCATTTGCAGGATGGAATATTGGTAAAGTTATTGGCGAACTTGAACAAGTTAGAAATTTATTTGATGATATTTTCGGAGTCAAAGAAGCTGAAAAATTTCTAGCTTTAGAAGAAGAAAGAAATCGATTAGCGGTGGAACGAGCAAAAGCATTTAGAAGTGAAAATGCAGAAAAAATAAAAGGTTTAGAAGAAGAAAAGATTGCAGAAGCAGAAGCTATAGCAAATAAAATATCATTAGAAAAAGAAAAAACAGATTTTTTAAATAATAATGAAAAAGAACTTTTGGAATTATCTAAAATTAGAAATCAACAAGAATTAGATTCTTTGATTGAAAAATATAATTTAGAACGTGAAGCACAATTAAATCATTTAGCATTAAAACAACAAATCTTAAACGAGGCAAATTTATTAAATTTGGAAAAAGAAGAACAATTTGAACAGCAAAAAAAAGAAATTAATGATAAATATAACGCTCTTGAAGAAACAGCAAGAAATGCACAAATAACAAAATTGTCAAAATTAGAACAAAAAGGTGCAGAAATAGCTAAAAGAGTTAATGATGATAAAGTTGCTTCTTTAGCATCTACATTGCAACAAGCCGCTCAATTAAATAGTAAATTTGCCAAAGCATACAAAGCTGTTGCTATTGGTGAGGCGATTATGTCAACTGCGGCTGGTGTTGCAAATGCACTTCGATCTGCACCTTATCCAATAAACCTTGTAAATGCCGCGATAGTAGGTGCATCTGGTGCTGTACAAATAGCCACAATAGCACAACAATCTTTCGCCGTTGGCACACCATCAATCCCTAATGATATGATTGCAAATGTTCACAAAGGCGAAATGATTATTCCAGAAACTTTTTCTGATGCAATTCGTTCTGGTGATTTGTCATTGTCTGGTGGAGGGACTTCAGGAGGGAATGGTGGAATTTCGTTTGATTTTACAGGAGCGTCCTTTAACGGTGTTACAGAAGAATTTGTAAGTGAAATTTTTACAAAAGCAGGCGAAAAAATACAAAATAGGACATTGGCTCCGTTGCCAGTGTAAAAGAAATGGCCAAAGGTTTAAGGTTCTTCGGAACAGATTTTAATGAAAACCAATTTAATGGAACCGCTTCTGCAAGCAGTGCATCTGATAATGCAATTTTTGCTTTTGATGGATTACAGGGAACAAAATGGCTTTCTTCTGGTGAAAATACGGATGGTAACGATGTTTTCGTGGAAATGGATTATGGTTTTGATAGACAAATAGATTCTCTTTTTGTTTACGATCATAATATTGATGATATTGAAGTTCAGTATCATGACGGTTCAAATTGGGTAACGGCAAATACATCAATAGCAACTATTGTTAAAAGTAGTGATTTATTTCATTATTTTGTTAAGTTAAATTCAGCTGTTAATACTCAAAAAGTAAGAGTGGCTGGAAGCAATACAATAACCGCAGATCAAGAAAAATATGTCACTTTATTTCATGCATTTAATGAAATAGGTCAACTTGAATACTTTCCTGATTTTAGTCCTAGAATTTCATCAAAACAAGATTCATTCACACTGACCGACGGTAGAGGATTTGTTATTGAACGAGGAGAACAATTCTCAGCACAAATAAACTTCAAATCTCATGTTAATCAAAATGATATTACGCTTGCAGAAACTTTGATTGATAGGAAATCACCATTTTTTATTTGGGCGAATGCTGGGGATGAATCATTATTCACATATAAATTCAAACCATTTAGGTTTCAGGATATTTTTAAAGTGACAATTGTTGGTTCAAGCTCACCAGAATATACAAGCAACTATTATAAAAGCGGATACAACAACAAAATTAATTTGATTGAGGTTGTTTAATGGCACTAACGTTTAAAGAAATCTGGGAACAATTTTCACACGTTGAATTCGTACGTCGACTTTATTTAAAAAGATTAAAACAAGACGGTACTTATGAAGCTGATTTTATGGAAATATCTCAAGGATTAATGAAGGATGGTTCTGTTCGTTCTTTATCACGTTCTTTGCCTAACTCATCATGGCGATTCGGATATGTAACTGTAAGTAATGTTAATCTGGATATTCTTTCTGCTTTCCAAGAATTTGCCAGCGAAAATGATCCTAACTCATTATTTTTTGGATATGTGCGTAATAAATCAATCATTAAAGTCGTGGATGCATTTATTGATAAATATACCGATCCAGATGCACCTGTAGAGGCTTCTGTAACGACGTTTGAAGGTTTAATAGATTCACGCACTGCCACAACACAACAGGGCTTTGAAACGGTTACTGCGCTTGATTTTCTATCAGTCCTTAATGATATCAACGTTTCAGAAATAACTTTAACTGAAACAACAATGAACGCTTTAATTTATGAAATTATGAATCGGTCTGAATTTACTCAATATTTTAATGTAAGCAATTCAACTGATTATATTAACGCAGGATATAACGCCAGCAGTATTGATACAAGCGTTTACACAGGCTCAATTCTTGAAATGATGCAAGATTTGGCTAAAGGACATTCAATTTTTTATGTAGATCCAACAGATAATTATTTCTATTTCAAACCTGCGGAACCTACATCTGCGGTTCAATATGAATTTTTGGAACAAAATAACCGCAAATTGGATATCTCAAATTACCGCGAAGGTGTTGACCGACAAATAACTAACTGGTATTGGGATGATTCAAGTGTAAGCATATCTTCGGAAGCTTTTCCTGCGCCTGTAACTAAAATTTCAGAAAGCTTCAAAATTGATGGGATAACAAACAACACACAACGTCAAAATTTACTTGATTATTTGGTTACTCGAACACAAGACGCTAAACCTTATTTCAGATTACAGTTGCCTTATTTTCCTGTAATTAAGTTGCTTGATAAAGTTGTAGTTCAGTCTTTTGGTTCTGCGCCTCGTGATGCTGTTCGTTGGGGTATGTTTATTTACACATCTTCGTCGACGACAAATCCAAACACTGCTCCACGTTGGCGTAAACCTGCTGGAATAAGAATATCATCTGATAATTTATGGATGGTTCGAAGTATTCAGCATGATGCAAATTTAAAAACAACTGTTGAATTAGAGAAAATACTTTAGGAGTTTAATATGGCGAAATCAAATCAAATTAAAAAATTAGTTAACGGCGAAATAGCTGACGCTGATGATATTAATGACATCGTTGAATCAGCAGGTAATGAGGGTGGATCAATACCTTATCATCTAGATACAGATGAAAGAGATTCAACGGGTGGTCAGAGTCTTGGTGCTGTTGCTTATCCGTGGGGTTCTTTATATTTAAATCGTGATGCGATTTTAGGTGAGGTTGATCCTGTAAGCAATACATTGGCTAGTAGTGTTACAATAAGTGATCTAAGAAAATTTATTAGCCAGAAGGATACTCCTAATTCCTATTCTGGAGAATCTGGAAAATCAATTATAGTAAATACTGGAGAAACAGGTCTTGAATTTTCAAATATTAGTAGTCTTGTTTTTATATCTAGGACAACATGGTCATCGGCTGGTAATTCTGGAAATATAAGCATTAATGGGGGGAAAAGGTATAAAGTTATTTTGCGTATGTATAGAGGCTCACCTAATACAAATGTTTATATTAGAGTAAATAGTTTGAATTCAAATTATGCATATATATTATCTGGTGAAGATTCTACTGCGGCATACACATTAAAAAGCGCATCAGATTCAACAGGAATAAAACTATCTAATAGTACTGGTAATTTAACTGCGGAGTTTCTTTTAACAACAAGATATTCTGATAATGAAACGATGCAAGTAACGGGGACTTTATGGGATTTCAAAGGTAGTAATTTTGGTACCGCTAATTTTGGAGGATATAGAGTTGTCGGCGCAACAATTACTGATTTTGAAATTGCTACCTCAGGAATTTCTGATGGAGAAGTTTTAGTTTATGAATATGCAGGATTTTAATAAATAATTTTTGATTATTAATTTATGAAAATATATAAATTAGGGTACAATAAATTATGATATTAATCGGAAAACAAACAACATTCACAGGCGCATTTGGAATTTCTCGAACAGGAAAAACTGTAACGGTAGCCGTACTTGATACGTCTGGGAATGTCGTCGGCTCTGGATATACAGCAGGTTCAGTTGTTGAATTATCAGACGGAACATACGGTTGTGCAATTACATTTGATTCGGCATTTACTGGATATGTTCGTTTTTCAAATACTACCGATAGTTTGGAAGTTTATAATCCCGTTACAGTTGTTGAAGATTATACATCTGATATTACAGCAATTAAAAAAGTAGAATTAAACCGTTGGAAGATAGCATCTAATCAATTGACTATTTATGATGATGATGATACGACTCCTTTATATGTGTTTGATTTGAAAAAAGCAGGTGTTGCGAACGGTACAGAACCTGATGAAAGGATTCCTGCATGAGCTTTAACACCATAATTAAAGGATTTAAAAAAGCAAGTCTCATTGTTACAAGAGGATTTGCTCAAGTAAGAATAGAAGGTCTTAAAGTAAATATATGCAGATTGTCGACGACAAATGCAATTAATATGAAAGTTAATGATTTAAGCGTAAACGGAATTTGTAGATTATTTACAGATAACGGTATTAATATGAAGGTATCTGCTTTATGAATTTTATTATTGGAAGTGCAGTTAAAATTCAGTGTGAAATTGATTCCGATCAGGTTGATGATACAACTTTGACTTTAGAAAGTTTGAAAGATCCTGATGGAACTGAATTAGCTAACAGTGATGCAATGCCTTTTGGTTCAGGTGATACTGCTAATATTGGTTCTGTTGTTTGGCAGTCGGTTAGTGGTACAAATCCTATTGGACGTTATACATATATTATTAAAGCGGAAAACATCTCAAATGAAAGTTTTGAAAAAGGATATTTTAACTTGGTTGCGAGGACTTAATGAAGAATCTTTTTTTATTTTTTACAGGATTACTTTTATCAACATCATTGGTTTTTGGACAAGCTGAAATTGTTGCAACCGATGCAGTTGATATTTTATTTTCACCTGCTGGAAGCGTATCTGCAACAGATGTTCAAAATGCAATTGAAGAATTGGATTCTGAAAAAATATCCGTTGAAACTCAAACGTTAGATGATGTGGTTACATTAGGAAATTCAACAGGATTATCAATAACAGCAGGAACATTTGTCAAATCTGGTGGAACATCAAGCGAATTTTTAAAAGCGGATGGTTCTATCGACAATTCAACATACTTAACAGGAAATCAAACGATAACTTTATCGGGTGATGTATCTGGTTCAGGAACAACATCCATCGACGTAACTTTAGATTCCGACGCTGTTAATTCTTTATCAGGCTTCACAGCCGACACAGTCAACTCCGACGTAACTCTTTACAGTGATTATTCTGTTTATAATGTTGGGATTGGGACGGATGATCCAGATTACAAACTGCATGTGTCGGGAGATATTTATACCGACAGTTCGCTGTATGTCGATGATTATATTTACGGCAACACCACCACAGGCCGCCT